TATCGAACCTTCTTACTCCCACTCCTAAATTCGAAGATGTAAGGGAAATTGAAGGGGGAGGAAAACCGTCCTACATGTTTAGCGGCCCCCAGAATACCGTGCGGGAAGGCGGCCCCGTTTTTGTGGGGTACGGCAGACTTCTAGTTGGAAGTCACGTCATTCAGACTTCTTTAGATACTCTGGACACGGCTGCGGACATTACAGTAAACAACACGTGGGGATTTGCTGACTACGGACTACTCTATAGGGTAAGTAATCCGTCGGCAGGAGCCCGCCTCAAACGTAGGGTACAATACGATTCCGACTGGACCGGAGGCCCGACAGAATAAGGAAAAAAAGTTAAATGGGAGAATACGTAGAACAAGGAAGACCTCAGGTAACTGATATAGGCGCTGTTGCAAGCGGAGAAAATACCGGAATTCCGGTTGTTTCCGAATCCCATATAGAAGTTGCCGATTTGTTGTGCGAAGGCCCAATAGAAGGAATCGTAAGCGGACGTTACGACTATTACGGAACAAAAGGGGAAACCGGATACCAAAAGGTAGTCACCCCTGATGAAGGTTCCCCCTTTGGGAGTTATGATCCCAATAACCGTTATACAGCCACAGGAACCACTACGGATCTAGTAAACCCTTTAACATCCTTGGGTTTTCTACGATCTATCTATTGGAATCAAGTGCCAGTAGTGGACGAAGACGGTTATTACAATTTCCAAAGTATTAATGTTGAATGGGTCAACGGCGAACCGGGAGGAAATCTTCCTTCCTTAAACGCCAATATGGGGGGACTAACCGCGTCGGAAATTTTAGATTTGAGTGTTAACCGAAACATCGGGGAAAGGCTTTATGGACCCGATATTAAAGGAAACGAAAACGCCCCCTCATTCACCAAAGGTGCAGAATTAAAAGACGGCACCAAAATAGATAAAAACGCCAAAACTTATACTATCCTGAATCGCGAATGCAGCTCAATAATTGTTAACGTAAAAGTATCGGCCCTTAATGAAAGCATACGAAACGAAGACGCCCCCAAACTTTTTACAAGAAACTGGGAGTTAAAACCCGGAGGTGTTGCTGCGGTAGGGTACGGCGATATAAAAGCCCGGACAGTGGAATACTGGATATATTACCAGCCCGTTTTCGATGAAAGATTCAATATGCCGTCTGACAGCGAGTTTAAAAACCCAACGGCCAATGACGAAATATCAATAAAGAAAAAACAAACTAAATGGTACGGTCCAGTAACAGAAAGAGTATTCGGAAAAATAGATCAAGGATACATTCGCTCAACAAAAATAAACCTAGAAGGGGGGGTAGGTGACTATAAGGATGAAGATGGCTTCGACGGATGGAGAATAAGAATAGTCAGGCTTACTCCCGAACCACTTACTTCCTTTTTCAGAGCAGTGACTTTTGTGGACTCAATCGTAGAGGTTTACGGAACAAAACTGCGTTATCCATATAGCGCAATGGTTTATTCTAAATTCGATGCCGAGAATTTTAGTCGAGTTCCGGCACGATCTTACGACACGAAATTGCAAAAAATAAAAATTCCAAACAACTATGATCCCATAACCAAAACTTATGGCAAAAGTGGAGGAATATATCCTACTACCGATCCCGAAGGCTACGGAACTGATCCTGATAATTTCTGGGATGGAAACTTCTTAACGGAAAAGGTATGGAGTGATAACCCAGCTTGGTGTTTCTATGACATGCTTACCAACTCAAGGTACGGACTCGGAGGATATTTAAAAGAATCCGAAATAGATAAATGGTCTTTGTATGAAATAGCGCAGTATTGTGATGTTCTGGTGGCCGATGGATACGGGTCAGTTGAACCACGTTTTACCCTTAACCACCTAATAATATCCAGAGAAGAAGCGTACAAGCTAATGAACGACTTGGCATCAGCTTTCCGCGGATTAACCTACTACTCCAACGGCTTGGTATTTGCGGTTCAAGACGCCTACAAAAAACCCATATATCAACTTAACAACTCAAATGTAGTCGATGGAGACTTCACATATGCATCATCAGCAAAGAAGGCTCGTCACACAGTGGCTCTTGTTAGATACATAGATAAGAAAAACTTTTTTCAACCAGCCATAGAATACGTTTCGGATGAAGAATCTATTAAGAAATACGGCATAAGACAAATAGAAACCGCCGCTATAGGATGTACGAGCCGAGGACAAGCAAGAAGATTTGGCCTCTGGATACTGGCCAGTGAAAAAGATGAAACAGACTCAGTAAGCTTCAAGATGGGAACCGCGGGGGCCTATCTAAAACCCGGAGACATAATTCAAATTTATGACAACAATATAAGCCCCTTAAAATATAGCGGTAGAACCAATATCGTTAGCGGACTAGCTCCCAGTAGTAGCCCCGGCACCGACGTAATAAATAACCCAGCATATAATAGTGTTATATTGGACTCAGCCTTGAATTTCACCGCAGACAAGTCTTATAAATTCTCTCTCCTTACCCCAACCTACCACTATGAAGCTGACGTACAAGGGCTAAACTCCAGCGGAATAAAAGAGCTTAAAAGAAGTCACCTGCAAACATTATACTTTAGTGGAGCTCATACTAGTACCGTCACAGGAGAGTACCGATCAGATTTTGAACTAGGGGGAAGCGGCCTCAACACTCAGATCTTCTTCAAAACGGGCGAGCCTTTTAATCAATCTTATTTTGCTAACGCCGACTTTAGCGCACCCACCGGCAATCAACTGGATTTTGAAAATTATGTGATAACAGGATATATCAACAGCGGGGTAAATGTTGACGAAAACTCAAATACTTCGGTGGAATATTCCGGAGGATATTTTAACGGAGAAAACCTAGTGTGGAGCGTGGAACCCTATGACGAAACAGACAAGGAATTTTACAGCGGAAACTTTTCTAATTTCAGAATAATAAACTCTAAGGAAAACACTGATCAAACTTATGATATTTCGGCGCTTTCCTATTTCAGTGGAAAATATGACAATGTTGAACAAAAAGTCAGCTTTGAAAACCCTTTCTTGAAAAGTAAACCAAATTGCGTAGAACAAGCAGGCTTCTCAGTAGGACGCAGAGATCCCAAAATTGGAGGAGTTGAGCAACAACAATACGAACTTTTAAATTTCTCATTTACGACAGTTGGTTATAGTTCCGAACCGGGAACAGTAAACAGCGGAATAGATTATTTGGTTGCCATTAAAACAGGCAAAGACTTTACCACAATCCCCGGGGACACACCCACAGATTTGGGATATAATGGCATTAATGCCACGGGCTACAAACTTTATCACGAACCATACCAGCAGCTCGTCATACCGGGCTCAGATGAATCCCAAAGGCAACTTGACGACGAGGGACTTCCATCAGACATAATAGAAGGAAACGTCTTTATCTCAGAACACGTAGATCACTATGTTAGTGTCTTTGCCATTTCTCCCTACGGAGTGTTGGCTCCTTGCGGTGCCACAGGGGTGTTATCTAAAGAGGACATTATTGGGACACAAAGTTTAGTTAATGTGGTTGATATTTATGGATTAACAACCTCCGATATTCCCATCGGACCGGGGGGAACTCCCGGAGCAAAACCCACCCCATCTAACACTATATCCATTCCCGGAAACACCCCCAACTTCAATTGGCAAGTTGGGATGAATGTGCAATTTGATGAACCGGGAATTTACATAACCAACGACGAAGTAGATTATCGAATAACAATAAGAGAACCGGCTAATCCCGATTCGATAAACATACCCAGCACAAATATATACTTTGAGTTTACTGGTTATAATTCGACCGTAATGAGTTCTCCTTCATTTACATTCGGCCCCGACTACAATAACCCCGACATATATGATTCGTATAACGACTCAAACTCTGTGGCTGGAGGAGGGGCGGCCGGGGGAACCGATGAATCCCGCAAACTATACTTCAAAAACGACGCAAGTGGTTATTTAGTTCAGTCGGGGCTTTCCCTCCCAATCAGAAAATTTGACATTGTAGTGGAAGCTCACGACGCAGCTGGAAGAACAAGCGTGGGGAATTCCTCAATACAAAAAACCAAAAACTCCAACAAGGTATACGACAACACGATAACTCCTGAGAGTAGTGAACTGTGGAACTATAGAACTTCAGATAATAGCGTAGGTCATTTGGGGGGCTATGACATTCTAGGTTGCTACATACAACCAATATCAGGAATAGTATTCCCCAGTTCTGGAAACTTGCTGGATTCCCAGTTTGTCTCACCGGAGGAAGCTTTTAACCGAGACTACCCCTATTTAGCCTCAATGAAAACTTTCCCCCATGGTCACAGTCGGCTGGCTATAGACGAATCAGAGAGTTCTCAAGCAGGTAACTTTATACTTACCCAATCTCAAATTGATGACATATTTGCTGAAGCGGCGGGAATCGTTTTTTATTATACTACAGGTAACGAAGACCTGTATGAAGTCCATAAAGATGGAGACCCTAACGCTCCCGTAATGAACAGAATAGCCCTGTGGCGCGCGCCTCAATTTACAATTAATCAAAGCGAAATAGCTTCTTCTATAAGTGGTAGATATTTTGGAAACATAGACGACGGCACCACGCCGATCAGCGAGCAAATGGCCGCCAGCGTATTGATTCGACCCACCACCATAGGTGACGTTCCGGGTTATAACGATGTCAACAAAGAGAACTCAACTGTCTTTAGAGATTACAGACTACTGGAACCCGGACAAAAAGTTTCAGAATTCCTTTTCCAATTTGCAAAATCAAAAGTCGTCAGCGTTGACAACGCCCAGTTCTGTATTGGAGCTTTTGACCAGCTATCTTATCTTGCTCATTTTAATGATGACGGATCTCCCAAAACAAAAACTGTAACCTACACAAGGACACCTCCCGCAGAGGCTGTAGATCCTGATCCAGATCCAAACGCCACGCAAGAAATACCAACCATCTTTACAGACCGTAATATTGAATTTTCCAAACTCGCAACTAAAGACACTATAGACGATATAAAAAACACCAACGTAGCCTTTGGCGGAAACAGTAACGGAAGATTCAAAACCACACAAAGCCCAACTTCGTTTCTTGTTGTCGAAGAAAGCATGATTACAACCAAAGACAAGGATTTAAGTTTTAAAGCGTGGTGTGATTTTAGTTTTGCGCCCCTCAAAGTTACTGACAGCAACGAAAGCAGAGATTACTGGCATGTTAAAAAACCTGATTATTTCGATCCTCGCAACCCCACTTCTTGGTATCTATCATCTTTTGGTTACGAGAAAGCAAATTCCATGCCACCCGGATTTGGACTAACAAGTGATATTAGACAAATCCCGGCTCA